GATAATAATCACGCCATTGCAGAAGTTCATCTGGTGACATCTTGGTCAGTGATCGCCCTGCAATGCTATAACTAGACAGATCGCCATCCGCGCGGTTTTCCAGAACGGCTTCAATCTTTGTTAGCATCTTTTCTGCGTGCGTGCGCGGGTCGGTTCCGTTGATGTCCAAATCAACGACTGCGGTAAATTCACCGCGATCAACGACCAAACGATCACCAGTTGCAGTTTTGGTGATCTCTAACTGCCAGTGGTAATAACCCGGCTCAAAATCCGCTGATGTCACACTGTCCGCAGTGAACAGGTAATAACTTGGATTGGTTTCCGTCGCCGCAAGTTTGATTTCTGTCGATCCACCGCCAGTGATGCGTGCGACGTACTCCGCAGAATATTCATCAACTGGATAATCGGCCACTAAGTCGCTGCGCTTCCATTGGATGAAGTCACCAACAACGATTTCTATCGGTTCGCCTTCTGGTGCATTCGCAGCGTCAAATAAATTGGCCATTCCGTTAGTATCCTGTCACAAAGTTATTTGGGCGCGGCTTGAATGCGCGACGTTTAGGCACGACTTGATCAGATTTTACCTCATTTTGGGTATGTTTTGCAAGGTGTTCGATATTTAGCCCCATCAGTTCAAGTGCAGCCATCGCATAAACGCGGCAATCCAACGCTTCGTTGCGCTGTCGAACTTTCACCCATTCGCGCTTTGGTCGGCCTTTGTAGTAGCGTGTGACCTTCTTTTCCGATGTCAACATGCGGAAATATTCTTCACTGTGCGTGATTGAGAAATGGCAATACCCCGGGCCTTCGTCTGTGACTTTCAATCTGGCGAATATCAGTTCTTTCGCGGTATCTGTGCCAACCGGGAACAAGTTGATCTTGCCGATGTTGTTCTTGCTTGGCTTCCCGATGATCGGCTTTCCTTCCCCACCAATACCTTTGATGGCAAACACGCGCTTCCCGGCACGACGCTTCACATAGTTGTACACCTGTTGCGTATAGTGGCCGCCACTGTCGATGCAAGTTGATCTGATGATCATTTCACCACGCTTTGGATGCACGAACTTCTGCGCCAGAACTTCATCCAAACGCTGCCAAAGTTCCGCACTGGATGGATCGCCATAGATTTCATTATACTGGATTGACCACGTTTCCTGACCGCTTCCAGTCGCCATGATTTCATATGCAAGTCGATCATCCTGAACGTCAACACCCGCAGTCAGAACAACTGCACCTTCAGGTAAATCATCAGGCCAATCTTCGCGGCGTTCAAACAGGTCATATTCATCGATGCGCTCGCCTTGTTCTTCCCAGGTCTCCCCAAGATACAAGTTCACCCAAGCCCGCAATCGCATGGGATCACCTTTTGCATTCAGGAAGTCTTGCACGCCTTGCGACAATGATGTCCATGGCGAATATAGTGCCGAAAGATGGAAGCCCGCCACGTTGCGCGTGGGCTCTGACGCAATCCACTTTCCTTTCTTTACAGCGTTATAACGTTTCGCATCATCCCAAACGCCACCGCAGTGCGGGCAACAATAATACGCTGTGTTCGGGTCGTTATTGTCCCATCGCACGTTTTCCCATTTAAGAACCTGTGTCTCTCCGCAATCTGAGCATGGCACATGGAAGTATCGCTTGTCACTTTCCGCAAACGCTTTTTCTATTCGTGACGCGCCTTTTTCTGTTGGCGTGCTAACTAAAATTATCTTCCTATTCCAGAAAGTCGTTGAACGCTTCTTCGCAAGTTCGACTGGATCGCCTTCCGTCCCGGCTGATAGTGGGTATCGATCCACCTCGTCGCACAACACCACACGGATCGGACGCGATGCCAATCCTGATGGGCTATTAGCCCCGGCAATGCTTATATGACCGCCACGAAACACCTTGTGCAGCATGGTGTTTCCGCTATCGCGTGACCGTGGATCTCCAATTATACTAGACAAGACATCTGTGTCACGGATCATGGGTGCAAACCGTTCTTGCGACCAAGACTTGCTCATTTCCAGCGTCGGTTGCACCACAAGCATTGGGGCCGCGTCTTGGTGTATGTGGTATCCGCAGATGTTATTAATTATTTCAGTTTTGCCAATTTGCGCACTGGTCATTAGAACGATCTGTTCAATGCGCGGATCGCTGACTGCGTTCATCATGCCGCGCTGATATTCCGCGCGACTTGTCGACCATCTGCCGGCCTCTGCCGATGCCTCTGGTGATAAGCGTCTATATTCGTCGGCCCACTCTGAAATAGTTAGATCAGGTGGTGGGGCTGCGGTTTTCAACGCTTGTGTCATCACCTTCTTCAGCATCGGATGCCCTGATAGGCGTAATGACTTCGACCCGCATTTCTGCGAGTTCTGCAAGTGCGTCATTTACTCGTTCCTTTAACACCTGTTTCGCTTCCGCTAGATTGCTTGCGGCTTGCGTATCTGCCGCCGCGTTGGTTGGTATTGCTAGCAGTTTGGTGCGCATATTGGCAACCACGTCGCACCAAGCCTTTTCAACATCATCAGCCGGCAACAATCGCGCAGCCATTTGTTCACGCTCCATTTCGGCCATATCTGCCTTTGCTTTTGTTAATCTAGCACGATGTGTCGCGTAATCATCGCCACCAGTGACATCACCTTTGACCGCCCGCTGCCGCAGATAACTTATATATGACCGAACCACTGGCACAAGTTCATACCTGCCACGTTCCTTGCGCGGAATAACTCCTTCATTCACAAGTTGGTTAATCCGCTGCGGGGTCAAATCAAGCAACTTGCAAATCGTATCTAGTGGGAATGTTTGCGGTGCTGCCATGTCAAATCCTGTTAAATACCCTGCGCAATATGTAAGACCGAACCAAACTAATTGCAGTGAACGCCAAGCCAATCGCAAAGCTGTCGGCAATCGTGACATCATAGCCAAACATTGGCAGAACAATAATATTTGCCGCCACGCTGACCAGATAACCGATCACCACATTTGCGATTGCTTCAATTGCACTCATTAAGCGGCTTTGCATTGCTCTGCCTGTAGTTCATCGTATGTTTTGCCGGTGGCTTCATGGGTTGCTGTTTTGCCGGTATGCTTCTGCCATCTTTGAACAATAACATCACAATATGCCGCTGATAATTCCATGATAAAACCGCGTTTATTTCTTGTTTCGCATCCAATTAACGTTGAACCAGATCCTCCAAATAGATCAAGAATGGTTTCACAATCCTTCGCGTATTCATCAAAGCACCATTCAGCCAATGCAATTGGTTTCTGCGTGGGGTGAACTCTTTTCTGGCCGTGTTCTGATGCCTTCACCATCCCATTCCACATGTGTTCGAACTTGCGCACCGCTGTCTTTTGGTTTGTCCAAGCCAGTTCGCAGTCAGCAAAATTTCCGCTGTTCTTTTTATCCCACACGATCCAACATGAAGAATTGGGCAAACTCTGTGCGTAATAATTGCCGCCCCATATTATTTCAACTTTTGCATCTAGTGTCTGTATGACTTGTATGGCCTCAACCGCCACATCAATGCTGTCATCATTTGCCACGGGTGCAAAATTGCTAGATTGAACAACATTTGACTTGTCTTTCTTTTCATTCTTTTTGCCACCAAACGCACCACCCCCACCAACTTTGTTTCCTTGAACAATGCTTATTCCATAAGGTGGATCAGTATATACGCAATCAACCTTGTTGCCATCCATCAACTTATCAACCGCATCGATGCTGGTACTATCGCCGCACATAAGCCGATGATTACCCAACACCCAAACATCGCCTTCAACTGTCACTGGCGTTTCTGGTGCATCGGGAACGCTATCCTCATCAGTCAAGCCTTCTTCAATCGCTTCGGCCAATAGTGCCGCCAGTTCATCATCATCAAAGCCTGTCAGCGATAGGTCAAAATCCTCTGCGTTCAGTTCCTTCAATTCGATGGCTAACATCTCGTCATCCCACCCGGCATTCAATGCCAATTTGTTGTCGGCAATGACATAAGCCTTCTTTTGAGCGTCCGTTAGATGCGCCAGTCTAAGACACGGAACCTCTTTCATTTCCAACCGCTGCGCTGCCATTGTACGGCCATGCCCTGCAATGATCACGCCTTCAGCGTCAATCAAAACTGGGTTGGTGAAGCCAAATTCCTTTATAGACGCGCAGATTTGTGCGACTTGTTCATCTGAATGCGTGCGCGAATTGCGGGCATAAGGAACCAGTTTGGCGGTTTCGACATATTCAATTTGTTGTTTCATTTCGTTTTCCCTGATAAATGAAAGTGTTGTTTTTCAC